TATCAGACTCTTGGTCTTCTTTTTGACCTTCGACAAAAAGTTTTCCATACTCTGTGTATACATTGACTTCCTCCTTTTTAAATCCAGCAAGTGCAAGTTCTAAACGAGATTCTACGTTACTCAGTTGAACGAGATTGTATGGTGGATAGTTAGAAGTTGTTTCGTGAAGATTGAACAGACGATCAAAGTATTCATCAAGACCAATACTATTGCGATTGATCCTGTCAAAAAGAGCAGGCAAATCCGCAGCAGTATACCTTGTAAGGTTAGTCATTATGGTAGCTCCTTTAAAAGCGAGTTTGTGTTTTGTGGACCCTTTCGGCATCCAATATTATTTAACCATAAAACGAAAAAGAGAGGAACGGTAAAAACCGAACCTCTCTTTAGGGTGTTCCGACTTTTGTAGAGACCGCACGAAAGTCTCATCAATATTTATTCTTCTTCGGGTTTCTTTCTTTTACCAATGTTATATTTGGTTTCAAGTTCCCATTCGTTCTTTTCTTTGTACGAAAGAACTTTAATCTGATTGAGAGGGGCAATGTCTCCACACTTTTCTGAAAACACAACACTAATCAATCCCCAATCAAGAAGAAGTTGAATAATACGATTACGACGTTGTACATCGTTTACCGTAATGTTAGCTCTCTTTCCGTCTAGAGCAAACAGTTCTTTAAAGTGAACAATATAATACTTACCCTGTTTGTGTAGAATATGACAAGATTGGTAGAGTTTTTTCTCCTTTCTTGATGCAACTCCGATACGAGTCAGTGTTTCACGAACCTTCAAAAAATCATCTGGTTCATTTAGTGTCACTTCAATCATTTGGTCAGGAGACCACCTGATTTCAGGTTCAACAATAGCGCTCATTTTTTTCCTCCAGTTTCAAGTCGCTGTCTAATAGATGAAAGTTGTTCTTGAGTCAGAATATTCAAAACTTGTTTGGCTTTCTCATTACTATAACCATAATATTGTTTAATAATGTCAAGGTCTTTAATCTGATCTTTTCGGAGCCAGGGAGAAAATCTCTTCTTTTTCCTCAGACTATTTAGTAAAAAGTCATACTGTAGTTTTTTTGACAGCCCGTGATTCTTGTTAAGTTCATTCACAAACATCACACAATCAATGTGACCAGACAGACAACGATTAATGATGTAAGGAGGATATTGTTTTTCCAGAAGAGGATCTTCATCTAGAAGATTCTCTTTGGATATATTAATTGAGTTCAACCAATCCTTGAGTTCCATTATTTAAATACCGCAGTGACACTGATAACATTTGCACCAGGATTTCTTGCAAGTGCAACTTCCTTTGCATCCTTATAATCTCTGGCAATTACTTCTTCCTTAAAGACCGTACCAGCTTTGTAGAGAGTTACTTCACATTTCATCGGATAATATCAATCTCCATATCTTTACTCCAGACTTCAAGTTCAGTACGAAGAGTTCCTTCAGACTTCAGAGACTCATATCTCTTTGAAGACTTGTTCTTCCACCAAGTAATTAAGTTCTCCATATAAAACTTGTCAAAGTTGATTGGGTTTTCAATCAGTTTGTCTTCGTCACCACGAATAACTTCTCTGGAGTTAGCAAATCCGTAATCACTGAAGTAAGTTCTCTTTTGTTCTGTAAGTGATTTTGCAGTTGCAATTGCATCCTTGAACTGACTCAACTTCACATTCCCCTGCAAACTCTTGGAGATGATTGAGATCATTCTCTGTTGTGTTTTCAATTTGCGGCTGGATGCATTCTCCTTGACCAGAAGTTGATTGTTGTTCCTCTCGATAAACCATCGGTTTAGATCCTTAAAAATGTGATCGTGAAGTAGAGGAGTAAAATCACTCTGAGTCAGACCCTTGTATCGAAGATACGGTTTCAGACCATCATATTGTGAAGAAGACTTTGTGGAACCATACAGAGATGTGGTTTCAAACAAACAAATGTCTGTGTTGTACTTCTTGTTCAGTTCTAGTCTAGCTTCGTGAGAACAACAAAGCAGAGCGAGTAATTTTCCTCCCAAGTAGTTATAACCGAAAGGTTGTGTGGGTACAATAATGAACCCCATAATCGAATGACGATTGAACCTAGACAACTCTGGAGGTTGTCCAAGCCAATCGTTACGAGGTTTTGAATTGATAGTGGGAGAACCAAATCGAATAAAACCAACGATCTTCTTGGTGTTGGTTTCTACAACAATCCACTTCAAACTCTTACCGGGAATTGAATCTTCAATCGAGTGAGACGTTGTGATCTGCAGTCTTTCGTTGAAGTATTCATTTGTGAAGCTATAATCTTCCCCAGCGGTATAAACCTTGAAGTTCATATCCTCTGGGTGCATATTGAATGCATCAAACATATCATCCTCTGGGCCACACCCAGGAATGTATGTTGGCATCTGTGACATTCTATCAAGTTTTACGTTGCGAAGATATTCATCGATACGACCCATATTGGAGAAGTAATCAATGAACTGATCTGCAGCATACGTAGCATCATCAACACCTAACATCATACGAAATGTTCCTCCAATGTTCCATAGTTTAACATAGTTTTAGAAGAGTATGAGTTCGGGTCTTTACCTTTACCATCAACCTGCATATTCATAAGAGGAGACTTACCAAACTTTCTTTGGTATTGATAAATCTCATAGTGTTCTCTACTAATTAACCAGGATTTAAAACAATAATCAGGATCCTCTTTTGGTGGGCAAATAAATCCAACCCACAACGGAGTGTCAGTTAGAGTTCCGTTTAGAACATCATCACCATACCCATACTTTTCAACAAAAAGTTCATACTTCTTTTCGTTACAAATACCAGTTGTCAAAGGTTTATGATGAGAAGTCATTCTTTTATGCAAATGAGTTCTCAACTTACCCTTATAACCATTTTGTTTATCATAATAAAATCCTCCAGACTCTCCAATGTAAACACATTCTTCAAAATCAGAAGGGCAATCAGATGGTTTTGGTTTGGTTTCATTCCACACGAAACCATAAACAGCACCTCGCATTCCAACAATGTCAGCGAGTTTATGATAATCCGTAAAACGAATCCAATGAGTATAAGGAATCATTTGAATGCACACTCACACATAATTTCAGTCAATGCAGCAAGAAGATTAATCTCTTGATCTGCTACGAACGCTGACTGGTACTGATATTTAGCCACAATAAGAACGCAAGCAGCAATACTAGGGCCGTCCAAGGTTGGATAAAGAGCATCGTAAATGTGACGCAGAAGTACAGAAGAATCGTTGTCCAAGTTATTGACACACCATTTACGTACCTCAGGAAAGTTTTTCTCTTTGAGGGCTTTAAGGAGATCATTTGTTTTTACCTCAGCAAATGCAGCAAGAATACCAGAGTCAATTTTACCACCAACAGAATATCTCTGACACTCATTCAACACACGGCGCCAATCGGGAAAGTGTTTGTTGATCAGTTCAACAAGAACTTTTTCGTCGTATTCAATACCTTCTTGACCCAAGATGTCGCAGAGTCGTTTGAAGAATCGACTGGCAATCTTTGGTTTGTCTTTGTTTGAGATTGAGAAATCAAAGACGGCACATCGGGAGTGGAGGGGTTCGATGATTTTGTTTTTGTAGTTACAGGTAAAGATGAATCGGCAATTACGACTAAATTCCTCAATAGACGCCCGTAAGAGGAGTTGAACGTCTGGGGTTGTGTTATCTGCCTCATCAATGATGATGACTTTGTGTTTAGCAGTTGACGAAAGCGAAACGGTCGAAGCGAAGTTCTTCGCATTGTTTCTGACAGTATCAAGGAATCTACCTTCGTCGGATCCGTTAATGACATAAAAATCTACTCCCAATTGATTACAAAGGGCTTTGGCAACCGTGGTCTTACCAATACCAGGCGGTCCAGCAAGAAGCATATTTGGAATTTCACCCTTATTTAGAAAGTCACTAAAGGTTTTCTTAATACTTTCTGGGAGAATACAATCTTCAATAGTACTAGGTCGGTACTTTTCAACAAAGAGAAACTCTTCTTTCATAATTAAATCCACGAGGGTTTTCGTTCAGGCATACGAAGATAGTTGGTTGCAACCCAAGGTTTGGATGCAATGTATCGTTTGTATGCAGTAAATGTATCGATGGTATCATCGTATTTCCATTCTTCGGGCATCGCACGAGCGAATGGTGTCACTTCTGTAATCTTACCTTTGGGAAACAAATAGTATGCATCCACAAGAGTTTTATAACAGGAGTGAGTTTTATTATATCGCAAAGTGTATTCATCGCACAAGTTAAGACCCCACTTGATCAACCAATATGCATTATTGATGGATTGTGCAGCCCATTGAGTGCAAGGATGATTACGAAAAGCCCCCTTCTCGGTTTGATAGGGAGTACCATCAGACTTAGGAAGAGGGCCGTAGTTATGATACCACTTGGATGCCACGATGGAAAGCATTTGACAACATTCCAGTGGCATTTTTACGATATGTTTGTCAGGCAATACCACTGCAGATTCTGCAGGATATTGACTTGTCACAAAGATATTCATCCGAAAGTCGAATCAGGTTCCAGAGCAATATAATACTTCAGATCAAAGTCTTGATTGGAGAAACGTGACAAAAGTTTAGAAGACACAACAACGTCATAAGAACCAGGAAGAATCTTGATGTTCTCAACTTTGAAGTTGAACACAAACTCAGAGTCAGTTTCACCAACGACAATCGAGAAGTCATTAGAGGTATCGTTTTTCTTATCACGAACCACCAGTTTCACAATACCAGCCTCTCCCACTGCAGACAAGTCAGGCAGTTGGTACACTGCAGCAGCCTTGAGCAGTTTGTCCAGTTGTTGAGTATTCAGTTGGAAACACACATCTTCACTGGGCAATGAAATCTCTTTGTCAGGAGGAACCACAATCACGTTCGGATCTGCAAAGAAATACTTGGAACGCATCTTACCTTCACGGATAACTGCATATCCATCGTTGTTGAAATCCAGTTCAGGATGTTGGTGAAGATTCAAACCATTCAGAAATTGGTTCAGATCATAGATACCAAAGTCTTTGGGAATCTCTTCTTCGATTGCAGCTTCCGCCAAGATATTCTTCATCACAGAAATGGTGCGAAGAGAACTACCCTTCTTAAACAGAATGGACTGATTGATGGAGGAGAAGTTCTTGAGAAGAGTCAGAGTTTTTTCAGAAAGTTTCATAGGTTCCCGTAGTTTCATTGTGAAGACCAGCAAAGTGGTAGAGGAGAATACAGTAATGAATCGCCTTTAGAATGTCAAGACGCGACTTACCACCTTTCCTACCGAAGCGAGAAAGATATTTGATGGCGTTTGACCGAGTAAAAGGTTCAGCATCACCAATACTCTCAATCAAATCAAGAGTTTGAGTCTTGGATTGTTCAGAAGTATAGTGGGCTTTATACGTACTGACAAGATACTCTTCAATGTTCTTCAGAGTCTTGTCTTCATTGTACTTCCAAAATCCATTTGGATTTGTGTTATCACTCATAGTAATAGTAAAAGTTGTGTCAGACATTAGAGGGGAGGCACAATAACCTCCCCCAATTATATCAGAAAGGGGCGTCTTGAGCAACCTCTTGCGAAGGCATTTGGAAATCAACGTCCACTTTGTCATAAAGTTCCAAGAACGACTGTTTGGTTTCATCATCGAATCGAGCGGTACAAACATCGATCGCCTTTGCCTTGTTACCAAAGATACTGTAGGCACGGATGATGTGAACCAAGCGACGAGTGGAAATGATCTCTTCGATACCACCATCGTAGAAGGTCTTACGGATGATATCAGCCCAATCAACAAGCCGTTTGCAGAAGTCACGATCTTCTACACCCAGATCCAGAGCGATACCTTCAAGGATCTTCTGTTCGGTTGCAGGAGCGGGATAGGACTGTTCAAAGGTCACAGGGAAACGCTCAAGGAATGCCTCATTAAGAACATTAGTGCCAATGAAACGACCATCATCACTACCCTTACCTTTGGTATTGGCAGTAGCAACAACGTTGAAACCAGAAGTAGGTTTAACGAACTTACCAATTTTCTTGAGGAAAA